TGGGGTGAATCATTATTGTTTTAGTTAGGTCTAATTAGGATTTTATGCATATTAGTATAAGCCTACTCTAGATACTAACCGTTTCGCTCTGTGCAGGTGCATTATTGAAGAAATTTCCAGGTTTAACCAGAAGTTAATTTAATCATACAACCGCACGTGTTGAGATGGATCATTTCTATCGAGGAATTCGACGAGGTCTTATTGAGCTTGAGAAAATCCCCGAAAGAAGATCAAGAGATGAACATTTGATGTTAGTCGACCGTTATGCTCAAGAAGCTATAGTGGCGAAAGCACCAACAACGTTCATCGCACAGCTAGAAGGATGGGCTAGGAGTTACTACTCCTTAGAAGCGCATGTCCAGGCAATCAAAGCCTATGACACTGCAAAGCTTCCAGAACCCACTGACATCGCTTGGAACCAAACCAAGCAGCACGTCAGTTCCATGTTCCGAAGAATGGACAAGGTGACACCAATTTGTCACGATTCACTTGACACAGTCAAATGGATACGTTCATCATCAGCAGGCTATGGTTACATTGGCTCCAAAGGAGAAGGTGATAATTATAAGCAAGCGCGGAAAACTGCGTATACTATCGCGAAAGCGTTAGATCACGACAGGTCATATGGACCTAAAGCTTTGAAGGACTCTACTCCTGATATTGCGTTCACGCGAACACAAATGTCACTGGTGAAAGCCAAGAGTAAAGTTCGAAACGTCTGGGGAGAGGCATTTCATTATGTGCTTCTCGAAGGTATGTTTGCGGATCGTTTTATCCAGTACTTTAGTACTCATGAAACATTCTACTTCATAGGTAGAGATCCACTTCTTGCCGTTCCCGCGTTGATTGAGGAAATACTTAGCGAATGCGACTATGTCTACATGTTTGACTGGTCTGCATTTGATGCGTCAGTACAAGAATGGGAGATTAGATTCGCCTTTTCATTACTTGAGCAAATGCTAACGTTCCCGTCTAACGTTGAATTCCAAGTATGGCGTTTCATAATTGAGTTGTTCATATACCGCAAGATCGCTGGACCAGATCAAGTATTGTACCTAAAAACACAGGGCATACCGTCCGGTAGTTGCTTTACCAACATCATTGGTAGCATAACGAATTATATTCGTATCCAGTATATGTTTAAGAAATTGACAAATGAATTCGCGACCGTCTTCACCCATGGCGACGACAGCCTGGCCGGCGTGAAAACAACCCAATTTACTCCTTTCAACAAGTTTGCTGAAGTTACCGAACCACTAGGTTGGCACATCAATGTGTTAAAATCAAGCGTTTCAAGATCAGCTGAAGCCACAAGCTTTTTGAGCCGAACAGTCCGAGAGCACCAGAATGCCCGAGATACGCTCACTTGTCTAAGGATGTTAATGTTTCCAGAATATGAAGTACCTGACGGTGCTACATCTGCACTTCGCGCAAAATCCATTGCCACAGATGCTGGAATCAACTCCCCTCTATTGTACGACATTTATGTCTATTTGAAAATTAAGTACGGAGTCGCAGACTCTTTACCTTTTCATCTTAAAGTATGGGACCCAATTGAATATGAAGCAAGGCGATTGCCTTATTCTGTTTAGTTAATGTATTGTAATCCAAACTTTATTAATAATATTTCTAAAGTTCGTATTGCAGCACAACCCTCGAGAAGGT